CAAATGTCGTCCATTGTGTTTAGAATCTTTGCGCGCGTCAGGTGACGTTGGAGAAAAAACCTGGTTTTTTGTAATGGATGCCGTACCTCCCGTGATTGACGCAGCTCGTCAGACTCGTATAGAGTCGGTGACGGGTGGCGAGTCTTTCAGTATGTTTAACATTGTAGCCCTGGTCGTCATTGGCATCGCCATCTTTTTCCTGTACAAGCGTTTCAAGGATAAGCAGGCGACCACCATGGCGCACATGATGGCGCCTTCTCCGGTTATCCCGACGCCATCGATGATTAACACGGCACCGGTCGTCGAGGAGACGAATGAGGTCAAGGAAGAGTAGTATAGTTCTGACCTCCATGCAAAACCTTTTCGAAGTTCCATTTCACGACGGCGATAACAGGCAGAATAATTGCAAAGTTTGTAGGCGTCGGGTCGATCCATCCGTCGTACATTGCAGCCAGTACTAATGAAAACTCCCGAACCATGTCTAGATGCCAGACCAAGTATTTTGAGTCGCGCGTATTGTTCCAGCGTACAATGCCTATGATACGCCAAAGGAGCATTCCTAGCAGTAAAAAGTTGGCGGCCGATGGATACTTGTACATGAGAAAACCGACGATTGCGATGTACGTCACCGTGTCGACAATCTTGTCGTTCATCTGGTAGTCGAACGATTTGCACGGAATCGGGTGCCAAAATCGATTACAGTCTATACCATCAAGTGCATAAATAAAGAGGAGCCGGTACGTGAGAGGGACTGGCGCTGTCAAAAACCCGAGTGACAAAACACGTACGATTTGTAGCATTGCAAACTTGTCCATTGGTTTACCGAGAGAAAATACTCAAGGAAGAGTGAGGCCGTACAGGACACACTTTTTGTACGATAGGTACAAGTCGCGCTTCATGAGCCGGTCGAGCTTCGACTCTGGAATGGACGTCTCGCGAAGATAAATCTTCTTCATTTGTTTCATGAGTTGTTCACAAAACTTCATCTCATCCTTCATGTTTTCGTACTTGCCCCAAAACTCAGAGCCAAGTTGATGAATGAGAATATAGCTATTCTGTGTGACGACCCGCTCGTCGCCACCCAGAAATAGAAACGTGGCTGCCGAGGCGCACATCCCCTCTGCAATCGTGACGACTCGAGCCTTGAGCCGGCGCAAAAAATCCATGCAACCGAGTCCGACATTCAGGTCACCGCCGTCACTCTGAATGTGCAGATTGATAGTCGGGACCGTGTCATAAATGCCGAGCGTGTACAGGCCCGCAAACAACTCACGTTCGAGCTTCTTCATGACGGAACACAGCTCGACGACCGATTCCTGTGACACGTCACAATAGAAAAACACATCCGACCCCTCAACCTTTACAAACTCAAGTGCCGGTGGGATCTTTTCGGTTTCCATCTTCTTGTGGTGAAAATGGTCAACGTATTTAAGCACGTTTACGAAGGTGTGTCTTGGCGCGCTCGACCGACCGAGGTTTGAGTTTCTGACCAATCACAATGTGATTGAGAACGTCTACGACCGACGCATCCAGGTGCGTATAATCATCAAACACGTCGTACTGCTCATGTTCGACATACGACCGTAGGGCAATCAGGGCCTCGCGGGACATGCGCGTCGCCGCAATCTTTTTGGCTCGCATACACGCATTTTGGTATTTGGTCCACATGCTTCCGGCCCGGAGTCGCTTCGTGGCGATTCGGCCGTTCATGATGACGCACGGCAGGACGCAGGCTGCAAGTGCAAAGTGCGGCATGAGCGTGTCCCATGACCCGTCACGATAAATCTTATGGTCGTAAATGTCTGCACAACTGAGCGATTCGGTGAGCTTGGCACATTCTTCGAGCGTTATTCCTGACGTGTCAGTATAGTTCTCCTCGATCATAGCCCACACATAACCATGTTCATGTATTGTGTGAGATATAAACTTGGCCGGCGTCCGGCTCGATAAGATGCGATTGACAAACTCGCGGGGCGTTTCGAATGTGTCCGGCGCGTCCGACTTGTGCACCAGACTGCGCAAAAAGGCCCGGATGTCGCTCCGGCACGCCTCGGCGAGTTCGCGCGCCGTCGGGTGGTTCTTCGGGGCCAGCTCGACAATCTTCTCGGGTGGCATGACCGGCATCGGATACATGACGGTCGTCAGCGTCAGCTCGATCGGTGTATGTGCAATGATAACAAAAGGTGCTTTGGTCACGGGACCTATAATTTCACGAACACCGATAAGGTCCGAAATGCTTTCCCAGTTGTCAATGATGATCGGTATGTTGGTTCCACGCAGACGTTCGAAAAAGTCGAGCGTCCCTTGGCGCGACTTGAGGATGTCGTAGTCGATAAGGACGTGTCCCGGGAGCGACTTGGTCACAAAATACGTCTTGCCAATACCCGGTGGACCGTATACGCAAGTGATTGCGTCAGACCCAAAGATACTATTATGAGATTGTTTAGTAAGAAACGCATCCATGGCCGGAAGTGAAATGGCCGACGAGACGGATGAATCTCTTACGAAGCAAATGCTTAACCTTGTTTTAGAGAATAATGTCCTGACACCCTATTTTATCATGTGGGTCGTGTTCAATATCATTCTTTTGGCACTTTTGTTATACGTCTCCATTCGGGTGTCTATTCGACATTGATGTTCACTTTGTTTTCGATAATATCAGCCAGGTCAAAGTAGTACTTGTTGCGCGTGTACACGTCGCGACACATCCAGATGCCCTCCTGGGCGTAAAAACGCTTGACGACACACTCACGAAACACCGTCCGTCGGGCCGTCTTGGCAATCGTCAAGGTTACGGTCCGCCCAATGAGAAGCTGTGCATCATAATCCATACTGTGTTGAAAACGGCATAAACTTTTATGTCGCTAAGAGTACAAGATGAGCAGCGACCCGATCCTGGCGCCGAGCACTGCGCGCTTCACGACGTTTCCTATTCGGTACCCGGATCTGTGGTCTCTGTACAAAAAGGCGGTTGGGAGTTTCTGGACGGTCGAAGAGATTGACCTTGGGAGCGACCTCAAAGACTGGGACAAGTTGACCGACAACGAACGGCACTTTGTCAAAATGGTTCTCGCGTTCTTTGCAGCCAGTGACGGAATCGTGATGGAGAATATAGACATGAATTTTTCAAAGGATGTCCAGATTGCAGAGGCGCGTTCGTTCTACGCGTATCAGGGGTTTAACGAGTCGATCCACGGCGAGACGTACTCGCTCATGATTGACAAACTTGTACGGGACCCAGAAGAGAAGGCTCGTCTATTTAAGGCTATAGAGACGTCACCGGCTGTGAAACAAAAGGCGGAATGGGCCATGGAATGGATGCGTCCGGAATCGCCTTTCGCGCAGCGACTGGTTGCTTTCGCGTGCGTGGAAGGCATATTTTTTAGCGGTTCCTTCTGTGCCATATTTTGGCTCAAAAAACGTGGTCTCATGCCTGGACTTTCTTTCAGCAACGAGCTGATTTCTCGGGACGAGGGTCTGCACCAGGAGTTTGCAGTAACCTTGTACTCACACCTATTGGAAAAGTGTCCTTCCAAGGATATACACAAGATTGTTCAGTGGGCATGTGAGGTTGAAAGCAAGTTTATCACAGAGGCGCTTCCGTGTAAACTCATCGGTATGGACGCTGGGGAAATGACGCAGTACATCCAGTTTGTGGCTGACCGCCTCATGGCGCAGTTTGGAGAGAAACCCATATACGGAGTGTCTAACCCGTTTGATTGGATGGAGACGATTTCGCTCGAAGGCAAGACGAACTTTTTCGAGAAGCGCGTCGGTGAGTACGCCAAGCACATGGTGACCGAGGGCGACTCGGTGCGTTTCGACGAAGAGTTTTAGTTCTCGGGTCAAAGTAATGAACGTGCTGCTGGATGTGGACGGTGTACTCATTCGCGATCCAAAGATTATGGAGCGGACCCGGGACAACATTGCACGGTACGTCGGGTTCAAAGTACCGCGGGCCAAGGATCCGGCGAAACTCCGGGATTATCTGTATCGCACGTACGGCCACACCGGTCGCGGACTCGTAAAGACGCTCGGTGTGCCAACCCCGGACTTTGATGTTCAGTTGTACGACAAAACCATGATGGAGCAGCTGGCCGAGTATCTCACGACCGATACATTCCAAGAGGATGCACAGGTTGTCCGTGACCTTTTGAACCAGGGTCACTATGTCTCTTTATTTTCAAATGCACCGGGGATGTGGACCTGGCCGATTGCGTGCGCGATCGACCTTCGGCTCGACACGGCAAAGTTTGCCGGGTACAAGCCACAGCCGGTTGCGTACACGCATTTGCGGAACGGAAATCCTGTCGTGTTTGTCGACGACGTCCGCAAGAACCTTTTGCCGATCGAGCACCACCCGCAATGGATTCCGGTGCACTACAAAGGGGGAACCGCCAAGGGTCGGATCGCGACCATCGAGCGGCTCGATGAATTGCCTGGTCTCATAGAGCGCACGTACGCTTCATGGGACAAGGATGGACGTGTGTCCCACCGTCCTCGTCGAGGGTGAGCACATGACTCTATTTATAAATGAACATGAAGCGATGCGGTACTGGACATTTTTACCGAACCGTGGCGAAGTTTTGGTCGTCCGACTGATTGCGGATATGAAAAGCGGCGGATGGATCATGCCTAGTTAATATCATTGGCCACCTGGTTTGCCGCCTGAACAGCACCGGCCGCCTGATTGGCAACACGACGCACGTTGTTGTTGGCACGACGGGCCCGATTTACATTGTTTGACGTCGGTGCACGGACCGCATTGGCAGTTGCGCGATTAGCGTTACGGACCACCGTGTTCACGCTGTTCGCGGCGACCGCAACGGTATTGTTTGCGGCCCGATTTGTCGCGTTTTGTGCGCGCTGTACATTGTTGACAGCCTGGCCGGCATTACGGACGTTAGTTGGTGTGGGGTTTGCGGCCGCGCGCATGGCAGCGTTGTTTGCTGCTCTGGTGACGCGGTTCAAACGATTCATGTTTGACGCAAGATTTCTCAAAGCACTGCCAATCGTGTTCGAATTATTCGACATGTTTACTTTATGAAAAGAAAAGTTTCTAGGCACCAATCTTCATAAGCAAAAACACAATGACCATGAACACCGCCGAGTGTAGAAACAGACCGAGCGGCTTGGGGCATCCGTCCGATGCCACCTTGCTCGACAATTTCGCGGTCAGTTTGTACAGTTCCGGGTTACTGACGATGAAAAATACGAGCGCCGAGTAAAAAGAGTACTTCCACTTGACGAGGTCGCTCTTCTTTGCACCACCGCAGCCGCAACCGCAATCGAGTTTGGCCTGAAGACCGAGACCCATATATTATTTATGGAGAAAATTATATTTTTCCGGCCTTCCTTTATTCTTTGTAATTCCTTCAGACCATCGCAGCCGAACCCGCCCCCTGAAATGATGTGTTACCGTCGAATTTAGTCCCTTTTGATAGAGGAAAAGATATCAAGTTGTTATGTTAAAAGTTTATTTCCGGATTTCAAACTGTATGTTTTGTGATTATTAGGCGCCGTCTGTTTGAGCATACCCAGTAATGTCACGGCCTTTTTCTTATTATTGTTAGTCAGGGTTTGCTTATTGAATAGGACATTTAGTTCACTCTTGTATTTTTGTACAAGTTGCTTTTCTCTAGATTGTGAATCTGTCAACCCCTCACCAGGTGAGGAGCTCTGACTCGACTGATTGGGTTGGTTCCTCACCGGGGCCCCGCCCAATCCGGTTGCTTTTCCGAAAGTTCCACCTATGACTTCGAAAACTGACAGGGCGCCTTTACCTACAATCTTAGTCAATCCTAGGACCGCCCCTGTACCCGCCTGAGCCACCTGAGCAGCTTTTCCGGCAACATTGGCAGCGGCTGCCTCCAGTGCCCGGGCTTTACCTAATGCTGCTCGAGCAGCTGCAGCTTCTGCTTGAGCTGCTTGAGCTCGCTGATTAGCTGCGTTCTTATTTGATGCAGCGGCGGTTCGTGCTGCTTCTGCAGCTTGTCGTGCTTCTTCTGCAGCATTTTTTGCTGCTTTTTCGGCATTCAATGCAGTTTGATGTGCAGTTTTTTGAACCGCCAGTGCTTCCTCTTTATTTAGCTTAGCTTGTTCCATTGCTGCATTATGACGGGCTTGTGCTGTCGCTAAATTTTCGGCAGCTTTAAGTTTCTCGGCGGCACTTGCGTTTTGTGCAGCTTTTTCAGCTGCTAGTAGGTTTGCTCTTACAGTGTTCAACGATGTCTGATGATTTGCCAACTGTCTTTGCACGTTCGCTATTTGCGCTGCATGACTATTTTGCTGTTCTTTTAATGCAGCTGCATGGGCAGCCGTTGCCGCGTTCAATTCAGACTGTTTGGCAACACCTGCGGCCTTTGCGGCCTCGATGGCTGCTTTGTATTGTGCGGCCTCTGCGGTAGCCTTTGCTGCCGCTTCTGCTTTTGCGGCATGTGATGCGTTTCTATTGCGTCGAATAGCCGCTGAATTAGCCGCTGACTTGGCCGCATTTTTTTTTGCCGCGGCCAAATTTTCCTGAACACGATCCAGTGCTGCTTGACCACCGGATTTTAGTGCTTCCAAATTCTTGCGCAACTGTTTCATTTCATGAACTGTTCGAATAGATGTCGCATGTCTCTTGATGACGAGTCTAACTTGTTGGACTGTTCTTTTTTCTGAATTATTCACGTTTTTTTTTGAAACGGTCGGTGCGACCGGGGCCACATTTTTGAATTTTACATATTTCTTACCGTTCACATTGTTGACACTGTATTTCGAGGACCGTGACAGGTAACGATTCGCGTTATTGAGTTTCGTCCCGGAACCGCTCAGGTTTTTCAAGAATGCCTCCCGGACGTTACCACTGTTGAACACGTACCGGTTCAACTCACCTAAACGTTGGCCCTGGGACTTTTCGGTAACCCGATATTTTCCATTGGCGGTTAAAACTACGTTATGGTTGGTCTCGTTGAGAAACTTCTTAATACTATTTCGTGAGAGTTCTGTGTTTTTACTTAACAGTCTGGTCGCCAGTCTGTTTTTCTGGTTTTCATTGATGATGAAGTGTGCATCGAGCATGTTTCGCAAGACGCGTTCTCTTGTGAACCGTCGGGTCAGATTGGCCTGGATATCTTTTACGACTTTGTTCAATGTATTTACATTGTTAGGGTTTACTAGCTTGGCATTGATGAGGGATTTTATATGTGCCCCTCCGAGCATTATACTATACTACGAGATTATCTTCCGGCAGAAGATGTAGATGCACCCCGTATCCGTGTGCCTATTTTGCCAAACCCTTGGGCTACTTTATTCCTGGTTGTTCTAAATTTGTTTCTAAGACTTGCACGTGGCGGGGCCGCTTCAGCCGCGCCATTACCACTCGCACCGTTGGTTACCGGCGGGGCCCGTTGACCGTTGTTCTTAGACTTGGGAGCAAACAATAATTTTTTAATTCTTGTGACACCAAGGGAACGCCTTATAGTACTTTTTCCATTACGGTTTTCATTGCCAAAATAATATCCTTCTTTTTCACTAAGATGTTTTTTAATTGCATCCTTGGTAGCATTTGTATTTTTTAATAGAGAAACGAGGTAATTTTTATTTACATTTGTAACGTAGTGCTTGTTGAGTAAATATCTGATACGCATATCATGTGTCACGGTTCCCTTTACATAATCGTTCAGGGCTGTTTTAAATTTATCACGTGCATTTAAAGTTGCGGCATTTCGGTTAGTCGAACCGTTCGACGCGGCGTGAGCGATGTGCGCCTTTACAAGGTTTCGAAAAGCCTGCTTGAGGTTCGCCTCTGACATACTGTAGACTGAGAGAAAAAAGCATCTAAGGTGCACAGTCCACAATACAGTAGAACACAGCAATGGCGCTCACCATCCGTAAGATTGCCGACTTTGACGTCAACTCCCTGACCTTCTCGGCCGTCCGCAAGAATGACAAGGGTGGTCGCGCCGTATACCTGAACAGCAACGGCGGTCAGAAGCTCCTGTTTCAGCTGCCTCAGATGCGCGCACCCTTTGGTCTGAGCGAGTTTACCGACAAGGCGACCGGCCGCACCTCCTACTCTATGAACCTCTCACTGGATGACGAGAAGGTTCGCAACGTGTTCCAGTCGATCGACAACAAAGTTCTCGAGTTTGTGGTGGCCAACTCGGAGGCGTGCCTGGGCAAGAAGTATTCGGTTGACATTATGCGCGAGGCGCTCTTCAAGTCGGCCATCAAGCCCGGCAAGGACAATTACGCGCCGACGCTCCAGCTGAAGGTGCTGCCGGGTCGTGACGGCAAGGGCTATGCGGTCGAGGCGTACAACTCGGCCAAGCAGCCGGTCGAGCTGGCGACCCTGGAGAAGGGCCAGGGTATCATTACGATTATCGAGATTAACCAGATTTGGTTTGTCGACAACAAGTTTGGTGTGAGCATCCGTCTTCAGCAGGCGCTGTTTGCACCTCTGAACAAGCTGAAGGGGTTTAGCTTTGTAGACGTCGAGACGACTGCGCCGGCATCGACCGAGGGTGACGAGGACGAGATTGACATCCCAGCTAGTGGTGAGGACGAGGACGTCTAGACCCCTGATTCCCGAGACTAAAATATGTGTATAGTGTAATGGTCACACCGAATTGGGTTCGCACCCGAGCCTACAAAGTATATTCGTCCCCCAGCGGCGCTCGCACCATTGTCCATTTCAGCCCAGGCCCGGCGCCGCGTAAAAAAACAACCATACGCGTGCCCCGCAACAAGTCGAACATCACTGCGTTTTTGCGCGAGCACTTTAAGCCGAAACCCCGGGCGAACCTTCTGAACACCCGACTGGCGCGCCTTATGGGCACGATTCGTTCACCCTCTGCGACCAACGTCGTTCGGCTTCGTAAGAATCGCGTGTTTCCCGTGAAACTCAATCGTAACGTCCTGAACCATCTTTATCAGGACTCGACGAACAATGGTCGGACCGGTCACCAGTTGACCTCAATGAACACCCGTTCGACTAATCTCCGGACGGTCTACAACGTGACTCGCGGACGCAAGACTGTGAAGCGCGGCATGGCGAAACTCGGGTCGGGCAAACAGGGTGTCGTCTTTCTTGGGTGCCCGACGGCATCGTGCAAAGAAAAGATTGTCATCAAGGTGTCACCGACCGATCGGACACTCACGGGGAAACAAATCCCCGAGGTGGAATTTGATATCCAAAAGAAGATTTTCAAGGTGGTCCCGGCACATGTCGCCGTCCCGTACGCAATAGACACGTCGACCGATTTCATCCCGACGTCGTCCTACTCGTCGCCCAACACTGGCGTGTACGATTATCATCAACAGTACATCACCTTTTCAGAGTATTGCCCGGGCGGCGACTTTGACGACTGGCTCAACAAGGTTCAGTCGCGTCTTCGTGACCAAGACATGGCCGCGATGGTCTTCCAGATTGTTTCGGCGCTCAACATGATTCACGGCACGTATCCCGAGTTCCGCCACAACGACCTCCACCTCCGGAACATTTTGGTTGACGACACGGGCAAGTTCCCTCGGCTCGTCATTTCGGACTTTGGTCTGGCGCGCCTGACGGCCCGTGGGTCAAACCCGATTGTAAACTCGGGTGAGTTTGCGTCGTTTGGTATTACGTCGACGACCGACGTCCGGTACGATACGCATCTGTTTCTGAATGCGCTCCGTATTCACTTGATCCGTTCCGGGTTTCGTCTGAGAGAAACGATGGCGTTCCTTGACCGAGCCGTCCCTCCAGGCTATCGTGGAAATACTGATCGGTACGTTCACGAGTCTCGGTTGGTCGGCACAAAGTTTCCTGGTCTTCCCGGGTTTGTTCAGTTGCTCGCCGATCCATTCTTGGTCGCGGCCAATAAAAAGTTCCGGACGCCGACTCGTCCAATTAGTTCGCCACGGATACGCAACTTTATGAATGTCATGCCGTATTCGGAGCCGGTCCGTCGGCCCACGTCACCGAGAACTCCTTCACGGGTCCCGTCCGGCAACGGTGCCAGCGGCTCACGGAACGCGGCTGACATTGCGCGAAACATGTTGGCAAACATGAACGGTGTGACTGTCACGACCAGTTCTTCACGTCCGAGCGCGGCCGAGTTTTTGCGCATGTCGCCTGGTTCGCGCGCGGCGTTCATGACCGGTCCCCGGGCCAGAAATGAAAGTCGCACTGTGATGGTTCGTAACGTAACAAAAGGCCGTGGGGCCAATCGTGAGCGTCTGACGGCCCGTCGCGTGCCGACCGGTGGTGCGCGTCGCATGGTCGTGACCGGGAAGGGGCGATCGCTGGTCACCGCTCCAAAGCCTGCGCCCATGAACGTCGCGATGCTTCGCCGCGAAAATCTCGGAATGGCTGAACGCCGGGCGCCTGTTCGGCCCAAGTCGCGTTCGCCTCGTCGTTCGCCTGTAGTGCGCTCTCGTGTAAATGCCGGTACGCTGCTGAATTTGTATTCCAAGACGCACAACGCACGCACAACCACCAAACGCATATTGAAGGCCCACCTGACCGATCGTGGCTACGCACCAGAGAGTGCAAAGCGCGAAGTGGCCAAGTGGCTTCCGAAGTGGGAGACATCCCGGCGCAACGTCAACGAGGCGACCCGTCTGGCCAAGGTTGGCGTGAACATCAACGCGCGCGGGTACGCTCCAAACGTGGCAGCGATTGCCAAGCGTCGCTCGACGCTCAAACTGGCCAAGAGCCCAGGAGGCCGAGTTCGCAAAAACAAGACACTTTTGCTATCCAAAACAAAGACTGAGTTGGTCCAACTGGCTCGGGCCGCCGGTATGAAAACGAACGGCACGAAACAGGAGATTGTAAATGCGCTCTTTGGCTAAAAATTAACTCAACCATAGGTAATAATGGACGGTGTCGCCATGAAATTGTCTATCGCCGTGATTCTGGCCGTCCTCGGGTACTTTATCTGGACCTGGTGGCAGGGCCGGAATGCAGTCGTCCCAGCGGCTGTAGCGGAACCGACCGGCGTGGAGCACTATCAGGCTCCACCGACCGATCCGATTCCACAGGGACCCGGTATCACCATGTATGGTACGAATGGATGCCCGTGGTGCGTGAAGCAGAAGGAGTACTTTACAGAGAAGAACATCGAGTACACTTTCAAGGATTGTGACAAGGGTGAGTGTCCCAACTTTGTCTCTGGCTACCCAACCATCGTCAAGGATGGCAAGGCGATGCCCGGCTATCAGGAACTTTGAAATAACTCGTAATTGAGCGAGTCGTCAAATAATCTACACTTTTGAAAATAGTCTCAAAAGCCTTGGCTCCGACCAATGGCTCCAAAAGGTCACATACGGGCTTTTGGAGTTGATGTTCGAAATAGTATGCATAGTCAACCGGTATATTGTTTTCGGTTACAAACACTGGGTCTTCCGCCTTTTCACACAATAACCGACCCGAACCCTTGACAATCAGAAACTGTACCCGGTCACCATTCTGTGGTTCTGAACCGGGTGCACGCTTGCGAATCTTGTCTCGGACTTCGACGTGCGGCTGTCGCGTCTTGTAATCGCTCCCGAGCTGCTTGGACATGAGCAGGTCGGACGACGAAATCTTTCCGGCCAAAAGGTCCCGGCCACTTTGGCGCGCATACTCAATCGGTGGTCTCGGGTCATTCGAATCGAGGACCAGATTCAAAAGGTGCTTGAGGACGCCTCGTACGTAACCGCACGTGTCTCGCCGAACCACCTGCAGACCCTTGACGTCAATCTTTTTGAACACCACCTTGTCACCTTTCTTTTCGTACATCTTGGCGGCGTACCGCTTTTTCGAATACAAAAAGTACGGACAGTACACCTTTTCCAACTCGAGGTCGTTCGGCGCCCGGAAAAGCTTGGAACATTGTTCGGACGCCAGCTCACCCTGTGCCCACGAGTAGTCGATCGCCTCTTGACCTTTGCGACCTTGGACGTCAAACTCAACCATTACACTATCGGTATCTCCGTACCTCACCTTGGCGCCCGGAAAGTGTTCCTCGACGTACGTCTTTGTCTCGTCAATCATTTGTCGACCTCGGAAAGTAACAGTTGATGCGATTGCGAGAAGGGGAAGCATGCCCTTAGACGCGCCAGTAAACCCATATACAGAGTTCATAGATATTTTGTACGCGAGTTGTCGGCCGTTGTACACCGCCTCGAGCGGCGTCCCTTCGGCGGCCGCCATGTCGCGCTTCGCCTTTTTGCGAAAGGCGGCGAGCTCATTCAGAATTTCGGGCAACAGACTCGGGACGCCTTGGACAAATACGTGCGGGCCATAGGTTTCGTACGTCACACCCGGAAGGTCCAGGTAGCGCTTCTCCATCACGAGCGTCGAGTAGCACAAGTTGTGCGCGCGCATGATGGACGGGTACAGAGACGCAAAGTCGAGCGCCGTGACGGGTCCGTAGTACGCGCCCGTCTGTGCATCCAGGACGGTTGCACCCTGATACTGGTCCTCTGGCGGTGCATTCCGGTCGACGCGCATCGTCGGAACCATAAATCCCAAAAGTCGAGCTTTGCGACACACCTGCGAAAACACTTTGATTTGTTGACCGCGCTCACTCAGGTAGGACAGCGGAACCCACGTCGCCTTGGCCATCTCGAGCAGGTTCGGCAACATGCACAGGTGTTCTGCAATCTGGTGAGGAAGTTCAGTGTCCTTCAGACAGTACTCGGCAACCTCACCGAGTTTGACGGGATCACCGTCGTGAAAACGTTTGAAAATCTCACGGACCGGCATGTCAATCTTCTGGTCACCCAGGAACACCTTCGAGACATTGTTCAGCGAGTAGCTCTCCAGCTTGTGTTCGCGCTTCACATCCTGAAACATGTCAAAAACGTACCGACCAATCATCGGCACCATTTTGAGCGTGTTGGACCCGAGTGCGCTCGACGACAAGTTTTTCGTGACGAGCTCGACAGACACGTCGTGAAGTCGACCCCACACGAACGCATCCGGTGGACATCCACACACGACCGACCGGGTGTACATGTACTCGAGGTCAAACCCGAAGATGTTCCAACCCGTGATAATGTCAGGGTCCAGTTCATCTCGAACATACTCGGCGAAACGTTCAAACATGGCCCGCTCGGTCGAAAAACTTTCCGAGTCGGCACATGTCGTCTCTTTGACGCAAAAAATTTTACGGTCGTACGGAACGCTGTTCACGCGCGTCGTTACCGCAATCTGAAAACAGACGTCCGACTTTTCAAACGCAGACGGAAACGCGCCCGACTTGGAATAACACTCAATATCGATCGACGCGACTCGGAGTGGTGCAATGTCGTCGCGACTGACCGGTTTGAGTGTTCGCCAATCACCCACCACCAAGTCGACCGTGCACGACGATGCGTTTCCGGGCCGACCTTTCACGATGAGCCAGCCGGTCGATTGAATATCGGTCCGGTGCATGAGCCGAAGCACCGGGTCGAGATTCGCCTCGTACACCTGATACTTTTGGTTCCGGCAGGCCCACTCTCCACGTCGCATGTCCGACAACGTCTTGAACGTCAACTTTGCAAATGTGTGCTCGGTCTGATTTTGAAAACCCCACAAGTCGCGCCGTTTGATGAGCGTCGGCACTTCGACCAGTGTGTTGAGCCGCGGTGGAGATTTTCCCAAAGGCAGTTTGACAAAAAAGTACGGCTCGAAAGGTGTTTCGACGTGGACGCTCCGACCATCCTCCGTCCGGCCAAAAATGTCAATCGTCAACGACGTTTCATCTTCTCGGGTCGACCATGCCACGGCCTGAAATGTCACCTCTTGTGTCATACACGTGTATCGGTCCACCTTTTTAAACGAGACCCTGACAAAAAAAGGTTTTGTCCGCAGCACCACCAGCGTGTCATGGTCAAACCATCTCACACACACAAATGGCTCTCATCCACGCCCACACCATGCTCGACGAGCTGATGCGCAACCTGGTGACTCGCATCGCCGAAGGCGAGGGTCTTGACGTTGACGAGTTGGTGAACAAGTATCTGGGTCCGGAGGCCAAGCCCATTGAGAAGAAGAAGCGCACGGCCAAGGTGACGGTGACAGAGGCGGAGGCGGCACCGACCAAGTGCACGGCTGTGACGGCCAAGGGAAAGCCGTGCCGTCTGAATGCACTGTCTGGGTTGTGTATGTGCAGCGTCCACTCCAAGAAGGAGTCGTCGACACCGGCACCGAAGAAGAAGACGCGTCAGGTGGTTGATGAGGACGAGGCGGGCCCCAGCGCGCCTCCGGCTCCGAAGAAGAAGCCGACCAAGAAGAAGGTGCGCGTGCCTGCACCGGAGCACACGCACGAGTTGGACGACACTGTGCACACGGATTGTGAGTTGTGCCAGAGTCACGGGAGCGCTCTGGCTGAGACTGCAACGGAGCAGTTTGAGACGGTGGGGAGCCCGCGGCGTTCACTGCGCGAGCGACTGATTGCGGTGGCTGCGGTGGCCGAAGAGGAGGACAACTACGACGACGAGTAAAGAACAAATGCCATGTGTATGTAATGAAGATGCTTGCGCCAATCTGGCGTTCCGATGACTACTATCGTCTGCTTGCGCGTCACGGTTCAACCCCTGAAGAAATTGAAGCATTGCGTGCCCGGACCATTCCCGAACCCATCTATGTCAAACCCATTGTCGTACAGGATAATCGTCCAATGTGTGGCGAGGCTCTCGCCGAACTGTTTAACCGGGCGATTACACGCCCACCTCTCAAGGCTCTGACGGATGCGATGCGCACTGACGGATTTCCCGAGTCGGCAATTCATAGGGCTCGAAATGCACAGGTGAAACGGCGCACCACGAGCGAGAAGCGTCAGGCGGAGTTTGAAAAGTTGTTCGGCAAGTACAATTCGCGTTCGACCCCGGCAGTTAAAAAGGTTCTCAAAGCAGTAAAGAAGCGATGAAGAGTCAGAACTGGGCAGATATTATGGACGAGACTGACCCTCCCAAGCCAGTTGTTGTTCGTCGGCCGTCAATCAGGCCACGGGAACCGTCGCCGCCACCGGCACCACCACCGTCCCCCACAGACTTAAAATGAGGACGCACCTTTTGTACATGTACCAGAAGCTCTCACACGTCGAGCACATCCTGAAACGCCCCGACAGTTATGTCGGGTCACTCATTCCGGATGTTCAGGACACGTGGCGCCGCACACCGGACGGGTTTGAGCGTGCTCAAGTGACGGTCGCACCCGGACTTGTTAAAATTTTTGACGAAATTCTGGTCAATGCGATTGATCAACATACGCTCCATCCCAAAAAGGTGACCCGCATCGACGTCTCATGGAAATCCGACGGCACAATCACGGTTAAGAATAACGGTGACGGAATTCCGATTGAGAAGCACGCGACCGAAAACGTCTGGCTGCCCGAACTCATCTTTGGGCACCTTTTGACATCATCAAACTACGACGACACGAAGGAGCGGACGACTGGTGGCCGAAACGGCTACGGCGCCAAACTGACGAATGTCTTTTCGAAGGAGTTTTCGGTTCGAATTATTTCGGGCGGGAAACGTTACATTCAGCATTGGTCTAAGAACATGTCGGTCGTGGGCCCTCCGGACATTAAGGATGTCAAGGGTGCCGGCGGTGTCGAAATCACATTCGAACCGGATTGGGCTCGTTTTGGCGGGAAACACCTGGAGGCTCTCCAGACTATCGTGACGCGCCGCACGTGGGACGCTGCCATGTGTTGTCCCAAGGCGCACGTCTATCTCAACGGTGAGCGCCTCTCGGTTGATTCGGTCGAGTCGTATGCCAAGATGCACACACAGGGTCCGCTCGTCGCGCTCGGAAAGGATATCGTCGTGGCGCACACTGACACGGGAAAGTTTGAACAGGTTTCGTACGTCAATGGCATTGCGACGACGCAAGGCGGTACGCACGTCGAACGGTTCGTCACGCAGCTGGTTGCGTCACTCAGTCTCAAGGATATTCGACCGGCTCAAGTTCGTGCGTCCCTCTGGGTGTTTATGCGGGCGACGCGCGACCGGCCTACGTTTTCTTCTCAAACTAAAACTGAATGCACATCAAAAGATACGACCGATTATGTATTCCGTCCCGCCTCCGTCAAAGCCATCCTCGCGTGTGGTCTTGCTGATGATATCGCTGCACTTACTCTTGCAAAGACGGAGAAGGAACTGAAAAAAACGGACGGCACGAAAAAGTCGCGCGTCAACGTGGCCAAGCTTGACGATGCAAACTGGGCCGGAACGGCGCGGTCACACGAGTGCACCCTCATCGTGACCGAGGGAGACTCGGCCAAGACGCTCGCGGTTGCGGGCCTCTCGGTTGTCGGCCGAAACTCGTTCGGCGTCTTTCCTTTGCGCGGCAAGCCTCGGAACGTTCGAGACGCCTCGGTCAAGCAACTCACAGACAATCAAGAGTTTTCGGATCTCAAAAAGATTTTGGGGCTTCAGCACGGCAAGACGTACAAGTCGCTTCGCGAACTTCGGTACGGCCGTCTCATGATTATGACTGACGCGGATCTGGACGGGAGTCACATCAAGGGACTGGTGCTGAACATGATTCATCACTTTTGGCCCGAACTGATCAGACTCGGGTTTGTCGTCGCCATGGTGACGCCTGTGATCAAGGCCGGGCCGACTTGGTTTTTCACCGAGTCGGCGTTTCGCGAGGCGGCACCGCGCGGCGCGGTCAAGTACTACAAGGGTCTCGGTACGTCGACGAGCGCCGAGGCCAAGGAGTACTTTCGACAGATTGAACGTCTGACGGTTCGGTTTGACGCCGACCCAGAGACGGACACGTCGATGACGCTCGCGTTTGCCAAGTCGATGGCCGATTCGCGTAAAGAGTGGCTCGTCCGACACATGGATACCAAGCCGGCGTGCATTCCGTACGGTCACGTCGAGCGTCTCTCTGTGACTGACTTTGTTCATCGCGACCTGGCCAATTTTTCAGCCGAGGATATTCACCGGAGCATTCCGCACGTCGCAGACGGTCTCAAACCCAGTCAGCGCAAGGTGCTCTACGCATGTCTGAAGCGCAACCTGACGAGCGACATGAAGGTGGCCCAACTGGCTGGTTACGTCGCCGAGCACACTGCGTACCACCACGGCGAAGCGAGCCTCCAAGGGACCATCATTGGTCTGGCCCAAAACTTTGTCGGGTCGAACAACGTTGCGTTTCTCGTGCCGAGCGGTCAGTTTGGGACGCGTCTCATGGGTGGAAAGGATGCAGCCAGCCCTCGTTACATTTTCACGCGTCTGGCACCTTGTACGCGCAAGGTGTTTGACCAGTCGGACGACCCGGTGCTCAAGTACACCAAGGAGGATGGCCAGACGGTCGAGCCCGAGTGGTATGCACCGATTGTGCCGACCGTACTGGTCAACGGCGCCGAAGGCATCGGCACTGGGTTTTCGTGTTTTGTTCCGCCGTACAAGCTCGCGGACATCCTGACGAACATTCGGAACGCGCTCGATGGACGCACGATGATTCCCATGGTTCCATACTATGAAGGGTTTCGCGGAACCGTGACTCGCAAGGGTGACCATTCGTGGCTCCTGACGGGCACGGCCGAGGCGTCCGGTGGGTTTGTGCACGTGACCGAGCTGCCTCCCGGTCGGTGGATTCAGGATTTCAAAGAGACGCTCGACGAACTTGTCGAGAAGGGCACGGTGTCAAAGTACGAGAACCATTCGACCGAAACCAAGCCCGACTTTCGAGTGTGGGGCCCTATCGAGGCCCTCAACCTTTCGCGGACGATTCACACGTCGAACATGTACCTCGTCGGTCCGACCGGGGCGATCAAAAAGTACAACAGCCCAGAGGATATTCTGGTCGACTACCTTGAAATGCGCGTACGGATTTACGCAAAACGCAAGGCGTACATGCTGAAACAGATTGAGGCCGAGGTTGCATGGCTGTCCGAAAAGGCGCGGTTCATTCGTGACGTGGCAATTGTCAAAAAGGTGAACGTCTTCAACGAGACGATCGAGCGGATTCACGACCAGCTTCGTCGGGAAAAGTACGCCGAAGAGATTTGGCCAAAGTTGCTCGACATCAAGACGTACCAGTACACAAAGGAAGAGGTGACAAAGCTCGACACGCTCTGTCAACAGAAGACGGCCGAGCATAACGCCCTGGTGGGTATGAGTGTGTCGGACCTATGGAAACAAAATCTGAACGCATTGTAGATGTCACTTTCGCTTTTACAGGTTCGAAATTTGGCCCAAAATACAATATTGAGACCAGTGCCTAGCAGTGAAATGTCACCCGAACAAATTTTTTTGTACCATAAAAGGTCGTTCCAAGTGACAGTTCCAAACTCGACGATCCAGACACTGCTTGTCGGTTTACAGGCGGCCGAAACAGATGCAGCCCTGCTCGCCTTGCTTCCGGGTCTCCGAGACGCCATCGACGCCATCATTCCACCTGTTCACACTCCGACGTCCCTGAATGATGTTCTTTCTGAGCTTCGTCGGTTTCAAGCGTTGGCCGATCCGATCGACCGACAAATTTTGTTTGTGGGTTACTTGCCTATGCTTTCGTATTTTTTGGACGTGAAACCGCTTCGGGACGCACTCGGTACATCCAGTGAATCTACCGCCATAGACGCGTTCGTGACAGACTTTGCGAACCGTCTCACGACACTTAAAAATCAAGTGACGCAAAACACACCACCTGCGCCTCCTTTCGGCCGGACTGGTCTTGCACCGGCATATGTTCAATATCGCAAAAGTTATCAGATTGCCCGAAATGATGTGGATCGTCTCCGGTCACTGACCGCCTACCGCAACTTTATAAACAATATCATTGACGGTGGAAATCGTCCAGTCGAACAACTTCCGACGACCGCTTCGCTTCAAGGATTTTATACACCGTCGTTCGACCCGACCGCCGGGAACTTTATGTTGTACATTACGGAAGCGACACCCGGCCTCGACATTAAACCCGGTTGGTCTGTCCTTGGCCTTTCCGGAATTTACGGAAACGTCACGGTTCAATCGTACACTGCAAACGTGTATTCGGACGCGCTCATCAGTCCGGGACCACCGGCAGTTTCGTTTCCGTACGTGTCAAATGCTGTCGTCGTTTCGGACATGCCCAATCTGGACATTCGACCGAGCTCGATGATGCGTTTTACGATTTCGCCACCTGTAACTGCCGTCGGAGCCGTGACTGGAAATGTCACGGCCGCACCGAGTTTCGGTCTTTATGACGCCCGGGTATACGATGACACAAACATTGTCGGTGATGCCGACATTGTGCGCGACCTCAATTCGAACGTCTTGACGAGCGAGGGCCGCGAGGTGTATCACACGGTGGTCGACCGCGGTTCGGGAACCGGTGCGCTCATTTCCATGGCGGCTATCGGCGCCCAAGAACCTTACATGTTCGGTGGACAATCAAATTGGATCCCGGATGTGAAGCAGCACACGGCATTTTCGCTCACGCACCGCGTTTCGTTGCCATTGGCGAACGTCGGAGGATATCTCGGAAAAACTGTCCAGGTTGATCTCTTCCCGAGAGAGTGCGGCGACCTCTTGTCGAACATGTATCTCCAATGTTCTTTGCCCGCGTTGCCTTCCGGGAACACCTATACGGAACTCATCGGTCGGGCGATCATCGACAAGGTGGAGTTTTTGGTCGACGGCATTGTTTACGAAAGTATCACTGACGATTGGTACGTGATTCATGACCAACTCTTCCTCGACGCGGACGAGAAGCTCGGTATGTACCAGGCTGTCAGCAACGGCACACCCGAGGGCACGAACGTCAGTGCAACCTCGGCCATCAATCTCATCGTGCCGCTCGACTTTTTCTTTTGTCACCGTTTTACACACGGCCGAAAACGCGACAAGCCATACTTTCCACTGTGCGCCGTCACACTGTCAACCGTGTCCGTCCGGTTCACATTTAACAAACAGTCGTGGATCACCGCATCGACCAATCCGATCGACTTGATTAATCCACGGTTGCTCATCGAGGAGGTGCACCTGACACCCGAAGAACGCATGTACTACCGGTCGCGCCCTTTGACGTTCAAGGTTCCGCGCGTCTGGAAGGAGGCCCGGCAGACGTACACGAACGGTCTCGCCCGCCTCAACTTTACGGCCAATTTTCCCGTGACAATGATGGTCTGGTTCGTCAGAAACAAAGCGTACGAAGCGGACGATCGAAATTTTTTCGAGTCGCGGTACGCGTACGGATACACGTCCGAGTACATTCAGAGTGCGACGCCCGTGACGTTCTTTAACGGTGTGTCGCTCAGGTACATTGATACGATCGAATACGCGACATTGTACCTCAACAACAATAACGTTCTTTCAAACTTTCCGGGCGGTCTGTACTATACGTTCAAACAGCCAATCGACCACGGTCTCTCCGTGCCGACAAAGAGCATGTACATGTATTGTTTCAGCGAACGGCCAGCCATTTACAACTCGGGCGGCTCAATCGACTTTGCGTCACTCAACGCACAGACGTCCCATTTGGACATTAAATTTTTGGACACATATGCACCTCAGATTGCATCCCAGTTTTCTCTGAATCTATTTTATTATGGCTATGTGACTTTGAGTGTGAAGGACGGTCTGTGCACACTTTTGAGCTAATCATATAGTCGACAATTCCATTCTGGAGACACCACCGAAGAAAGTTGAGCTGGGCGCACGTCGTCGTAAACCCCTTGAACTCGATACGTTCGGTGCGACAAAACGGATCGAACAACTTTTTGGAATACCCATCCAGGCTCGACTTGTAGGCCACGTGAACAGTAAACTGGCGACCGTTCGGCGTCTGGTAGGTGACATGCTGCTGCTTCGAGTAGTTTGTCACGAACCACTCGAGGTTTCGAAGCGAAATACCCTTGCGGTGCGTCAGAATATCGCTCAGCTTTTCAAAATGCTCGGGTTGCTCAAAAAATCGCGTCAGGCTTTCGAGCAACAGTTCGGACTTGGCCATTGTCCTAGATGCGTTTCATTTTTTTAAGGACCAAAAATGCAACGAGACCGACGATGATTGTCCAAGCCACCTTGTGATCCATGCGTCCGTACGCCTCTTGGAGCTGTGTATCCTGTGCGTACTCCTCTTTATAACCGGGTGGCTTGAACGGCAGCCAAAAGTACTGACCGAGTGGAATCAGTGTCGGTCCGAGCGCCGGCGTGCACTTGTAGGCCCAGTCGTACCACGCGAGCGCAATGTACGGGAACCACAACAAAAACAAGAGGACATACAGGTTTTTATGCGGTAGGTACCAATAACCACCCGCGAGCGCTGCGCTAAAAATGACACATTTGATATTAAATTTGAACGGGTATCCTGGAAAGAGACCACCGGCCATTAATTTACGATTATAAATTAAACTCAACACTTCCACTTGGCCTCGCACTCCATGCATGTGACATATGTCGTCATAGGCTCGTCCGCGCTGCGCGTCTGCATCTGGTAGTAGGTGGTCTTGTTACTCTTGCACTTGCCACACTTGAACACGCCCTCGTAATCGTCATTCATCTTCGCCTTGGCCGCTTCAATCTTCAGCTCCTTCGTCTTGTGTGCATACTCCATCCGGCTCATCGGTCCGTTTGGCCACAGCTGCATGGGTGACATTCCACCAAGGTCTTTCGCCTTGATCACCTTTTCTTCAATCGACTGAACAAGCCCCGGATTCTTCTTCAAGTTGAAGAGGACACTCTGGACGCGGTGCTTGTAGCGCCACCGAAACGACCGGTTCTCCCAGCTCGGCGCCTCGCCCATTCGCTTCGTTTGTTGGACCGTCCATGTAAAGATGGACTTTTCGGCATTCTTGTGATGCACCTCGTTTGATAAAAACTCGGAAAGTTTGGAGACTGCATAGTCACGGAGGACGTGGCTGTTGGCCATTGTATGTGAGATGTCTTTACGTGCGTAGCGACCCAGGGCGCTCGAGACACGACTCTATTTTTTGTTCATGGCTTAAAAATGACATGCGTCAAGATATCAACAAATGACGACCGTTGCTAAGATTCACCAGCTTATGGAGCGCGAGGCTGAAGCGAAGGAGTCGGTGAAGAATCTGCGCGACGAGCTGAATGAGCTCTTCGAGCAGACTCCTGTGTACAAGAGCGTGTTTGACGCGGCGGTCGAGACGACCAAGGCGCACAAGGTGTCGGAGAAGGTGGCCAAGGCGCACGCGCTCAAGGTGGCTCGCATGGTGTACACGCCAAAGGAGGATGCCGAGACTGACGAGGCATAAAAGCAAGCTCACTTAAACTGTAAATGGAATGACCTCGATGATTGTGTGCATGTCGGACAACATCACGATAGGTAATACGTGTCATTGCTGCGCTGAACGACGTCTCCTCGGGCTCTTACGAGAACAAGCTCGACGAGAAGGTGTTGCGCCCGCCAGGTTTTCACATTGGCTTCATAGAAAACATGGGACTTTTACCGTGATGAGAATGCGTCGCGACGGTGAGCCCGGTATTTCTCTCCCGTGTGTCATCTGTAGAAAGGTGCTCGACCGGATGTGCGTCCAGTGGCGAGCCCACATCGGAACGGTGTGGGTGACGCAGTCGAACGCACCTCCGTCCCGACCGACCCAAAAACAACGCGCGCTCGTGTTTCACAACAGTCTCTTGTCTGTGCCGTCCAGCTGAAGATACCACCGGGCGTTTCGAACCGCCTCCATGACCGTCTTGGCTTCGACACCTTCGACAGTCACGTACTCGTCAAACTGGACGTCCCATAGACCCGGCTCGGACTCGGACGCGTAATAGTTTCGGGTCGACACGTCCGAAATAAAGTCGAACGCAGCCGACTTGGTCGCAGCATTCACAACCGTGCCGTTCACAAAACGCCATGCCGGAAAACTCTGTGGCGGGTCGGGTTCGGGAACGACGCGACAACATTCCCACATCATCTTGTTTTACGTGTAATACCGAGCGAAGCCTCTAACGTGCTTTTGGCGCGCGCCAATGGTTTGGCACGTTTGAGTACGAGTTCGTCGACCGGTTGGGTCGTGACGATACTGGGTGCATTTTTGGGCACACCACGTGTCATGGGTGTCAGGTCCGGCATGATGTGCTTTTCCCACGGCATGGTGACAAAGTAGTTGGAAGAGCCGTCTCGAAACTCTTGGATGTTCATGACACCGCCGAACATCTGGAGTGCGACGCGTTTGGGTGCGCATCGTATTGGCGTGTATCTGTTTCCGTTTGAGTGTTTACGCATCAACGCAATGTACATTTGCATCTCTCCCGAACGTGGTCCACCCTTGTCCAGAGCGTACGTCTTCATACACTCCCACGAACAAAAGTGTCCGGTTGTCGAGAACCGTTTCGTCCGGTCGTCGTACTTGTACGGACAGTGCAGCGAAGGGCCGACGAACGAGTGACAACACCACCAACATACAGAGTTGGACGTACCTGTCATTACCCGTTAAAGAACACCTTGCTTTAATTATAAGATGAGTCTTTTATCTATCGATGTCGGAATTAAAAATTTGGCCATGTGCCTTATGGACCCTCGAACGAAGAAGATTCACCACTGGGACGTCAGCGGCGTCCCGCCCCAACACGCCGACGGTCTGTTTCCGGCGCTCAAGCATCACCTGGACGCCAAGCCGTGGTGCACGACGGCTCACACGGTCCTTATCGAAAAGCAGCCGGACAAGAATCGGACCATCAAGTCGGTCGAGCACTTTTTGCACACCTACTTTTTGTGCCACGACAAGGATGTGATTATATACGACGCTCGGCACAAGGTTCCGGATGTTGCCGGTCCCGGACGCGCCCGGTACATCCAACGTAAAAAGGCGTCGATCGAACGCTGTCGCGACTTTCTCCAGGCGACCCAGCCCGAGTGGCTTCCGGTCTTTGACAAGCACAAGAAGAAGGATGACCTGGCCGACACGTGTATGCAAGCTTTGAGTTTTGTGAACCGGACGCCGGAACCAGACACGGTGACGCTTCCAAAGAAACAAAAGGCGCGGCGGCCGACCGAGAACCAGACGCGGACCAAGTACTCCAAGGCGAACCTGGCGTGGCTATACACACAAGGCGAACACCGGACGAAACGGTTCGAAAAAGACTTGGCACGTTACTACCACTCGGTGGATGAACTCGTGGCTGAATTTTGTCTCGTCCCAAAGTAGATGGGTGAAGGCGGTGACGCAGCGAAGACGGCATTGTCAGCCGCCTTCATTTTACTCATATTAGCGGGTATATCAGCCGGATTATACTTTGGAGTGACGGCTTTTCTAAATAAACTTGAAGGCGTTATTGCATCTGAACCAACATCCAATGTAGCACCACCGACAGGCGGCGGTGTCGTTGTAACACCACCGAATACGGTTGGTGCCGTGAATATTCAACCGTGGACGGAACCTTCACAGGGAGCTCGTCTTATTGATATTCTTAGCGCTGTTCTTGAAATTGTTGCCGATTTACTCGGAGCTCGACTTCAAAAAGCTATCGACGAGCGTAATGCAGCGCTTGAACAAGAAAAAGCCAAAATAGAGGAGGCTGAACGCGAACGACGCGCCAAGGCGGCCGCGGACGCCGATGCTGACAACGCTCGACCGGTCGACGCCGATGCGACCCGGAAAGCTCTCGACGACGAAAGAGCCAAGGCGGAGGAGGCTGAACGCGAACGACGCGCCAAGGCGGCCGCGGATGCCGATGCAGACAATGCCCGACCGGTCGACGACGATGCGACCCGGAAAGCTCTCGAAGACGAAAGAGCCAAGGCAGAAGAGGCTGAGCGCGAACGACGCGCCAAGGCGGCCGCGGACGCCGATGCGGACAACGCTCGACCAGTCGACGACGATGCGACCCGGAAAGCTCTCGAAGATGAAAGAGCCAAGGCGGAGGAGGCTGAGCGCGAACGACGCGCCAAGGCGGCCGCGGACGCCGATGCGGACAACGCCCGTAATATTGACCCCGATACTGTTAGAGGGTCTCTCGATGCCGAGACGGCACGGGTCAACGAGAACATCAAGGCGGAAGGCGATTCCAAGCTTCCGACGACACCGGGTTCAAACATTGACCCCGATACTGTCAGAGGGTCTATCGACGCCGAGACGACACGGGTCAACGAGAACATCAAGGCGGAAGGCGATTCCAAGCTTCCGACGACACCGGGTTCGAACATTGACCCCGATACTGTCAGAGGGTCTATC